ATATAATAATTTAAATTTAAAATAATATATAAATTATTTATTTATTTAAATAAATTGGTATACGGCCGTTTTAGGCCAATTACCATATATTTATTATATAAATATAATTTTGTTTTTGGTTTATTATTGATTCCCTACAGGAATAAATATTAGGCAAAAAACGATTATTTCACTTTAGAGACATGGATATGTGTTAATTTATAAAAACTAAATTATAATATGGAGATTTTGTATTTTCCTCATTAAAGAGGTTTAATGTATGATTTTTATGAAATTAATATAAATTATAAGGTGATTGATAAAAGCTTTACTATCATCACGCCATGAGCTTCTATTATATATTATAATTATAATTTTAATGTATTATATTTATATAAAAATTCTATTTACATTTTATATTTAATTTATTATATTTAGCTGTATCAAAACGATACACTGTATAGAAAACTATACAATTTAATTATTTTTTAAATTTCTATTTACATTCTCTAAAAATTATATTATATTTGTATTATAAATTTTGAAATATTGATTGTGTATCATTTTGATACAGTTAACTGTATAGAAAACTATACAGTAGAATTTTTAAAAAATTCTATTTACATCATAACTAAAATGTATTATATTTGTATTATAAATTTTAAAGAGATTATTTAATGAGTAAATATAAAATAATTACAAAAGCGAATGTTACAAAATTTTCAAAAGAAAAGAAGAATTTATTTATTTCAATTGAAAAAAATTTAGTTCCGTATTCTGAATTATTAAATCAATTAAATAATATATTTAGTGATTATGAAATTAAATTAATGGATGATAAAACAATTTATTTAAAACATCCTAAAAAAGAATCAATAACAATTTATATTATTAATAAATAAACATGCCCTCGTCAAGGTGACAATTAGGTCTCCAAAACCTAATTTGAAAGTTCGATTCTTTCAGGGTATGCAAATAATGCCTCGGTAACTTAAATGGATAAAGTAACAATCTTCTAAATTGTATGATGAGAGTTCAAATCTCTCCCGTGGCTCAAAGAATTAAAAAATGCTCGTGTAATTTAATTGGTTAAAATAATGGTCTTATACACCATTCTTTCAGGTTCAAGTCCTGACGCGAGTACAAAATAATGCTCCTGTAGTTTAATTGGATAAAACATTAGGCTACGAACCTAAAGAATAGAGTTCGAATCTCTACGGGAGTTCTTAATAACAAATTAAAAATATAATTATGAATAAACAATTTTATAAAACTGATTTTTACGAAGGTGTGCAATTTACAAAAAATACTGTAAATGAAGCAGCTAATTTTATAGGTCCATACGGATATAAAATTTTTAAAGATGAAAATGATAATTATTTTTTTAATGGGATGATTGTTAAAATTAATGAAGGAGATTATTTTTTAAAAAATAATTATAATAATATAATTTTAATATCAGAAGAATTATTAACAAAAAAATATACGGAAATAGTCGAGTCGTCCAATGGTTAGGACAGTGGTCTTTGACGCCACTAATATAGGTTCGAATCCTATCTCGACTGCTAAAAATAACAAGGACTAATTATAATGCAAAAATTAAATGCTCGTTCAAAGAAAGCTGAAAAAATTGATTTAAGTAATAAAGCTCCACAAGATTTAACATGTGAATGCGGCACGGTTGTTTTTAATTGTTCATCTGATGCAGTTGCTGTTAAATGTTGGAAATGTACTACTAAAATGACATTAGATAATGATATTAATTTAATTGATAAATTTTATACTAAGAAAGAAAAAGAAGAAGGTACGACAGAGAAAAAGGTTAGAAAACCAAGAAAGAAAAAAGAAAAATTAGAAGTTAATTTAAATAATGTTAATGACATATTAAAAAAATCAAAAGAGAAAAAAGCAGAAAAGAAAAAAGTTAAAAAAGAAGGAATTAAATTAAAAGTTAAAAAGACAAAAACTAAAAGAAAAATTAAAAAATAAATTGGGGATGAAATTGGCCTCGACGATGTTAGGTGTTTTTTGAAATGCATGCCGTGAACTGTAGTCACGTTAAAGAACAGAAAACTTGAACTGACGAAGCATACGCTTTAGCTGCGTAATTATTGCAGCCGATTATTAATTAATGTATATTAATATTAATAGTCGTCGTTTAAATATACTATATTAAATAATAGCTTATGATTATTTAATGAAATTTAAATAAGCTAATTAAATAATAATTTTGTTTATTAATTTTATTTAATGAAACTTAAAAATAAACTATGCATGTAGATTTTTAATTAATATTAATGTCACACCTGGGTTCGACTCCCAGCATCTCCACGAGATTAAAAATGAAAGATTATAAATTATTAAAAATGATTTTAAAAAGTGTAGAAGATTCTTTGGATATTGAAAAATCAAATGTTAAAAAAATATCTAAAGAATTAAAAGATAAAGTTAAAAAGTTTTGTAAATTAAAATAAAGGTTATTTTATGCAATTTGAAGATTTAATTGATTCATTATTAAATGAATCGAAAACTAATAATAAATTATTAATATTAAAATCGGTTTCATCTGATAAAATTAAAACTTTATTATATTATACTTATAATCCGGATTTTCAATTTGGTATTAAGAAAAATGTAGTACCATCATCGTATGGCACATATAATATTTTAGATATGTATAAACCTATTATAGATTTATTAAACGCATTAGTTAATAAAAATTTAACAGGCAAAATAGCAATAAATACTGTAAGTTCACATATGTCCATGTTAAATGAAAAATCTGCAAAGTTATTAATGATGATTCTTAAAAAAGATTTAAAATGTGGAATTAATATTAAAGCATTACAAAAATCATATGGAGAATCATTTATTGATAAATTTAAAATTCAATTAGCAAATACATATAATCCAGATAAAACATACGATGTTAAATTTTGGTATGGAAGTCCTAAGTTAGATGGTTTACGTTGTTTATATAAACACGCTGATAAAAAATTATATACACGCAATGGACATGAAATAATAGGGTTTAATGAAATTTTAATTGAGTGTATAGATTATTGTAATAGGTTTAATTTAGATTATGTAGACGGAGAATTATATAGCGATGATATACCGTTTCAAACGATACAAGGAATTGTTACACGCACTAAAAATATTTCAGTTGATATTAGTTTAATTAATTTAAGAGTATTTGCAGTAATATCAAAAGATATTAAAAATACTGAAGAAATGATTAATATGTTACATAATATAACGAGTACTCCATATTATCATATAATTGAAGTACCATATAAGATTATAACTAATTTTTATACAGAGATATCTAAATCATGTTTAGAATATATGAAACGTGGTTATGAAGGAGTAATGTTAAGACATCCTAATATGAATTATGATTGGAAAAGAAGTAATGCATTATTAAAATATAAAATGTTTTTAGAATCCGATTTTACAATAACACAATTTAATTTAGGTACTCCTGGAACAAAGTATGAAAATTGTTTAGGTACTATTTCTATAAAAGGAACATACGATAATAAATTAATTGAAGCTGAAGTTGGTTCAGGATTTTCAGATTCTGAACGTTTATCATTATGGGATGATAGAGATAAATTAATTGGCAAATTGATAGAAGTTAAATTTCAAAACATAACAGACTTACCAAATGAAAATCAAATATATTCATTAAGATTTCCCGTTTTTAAAAAATTAAAATTAGATAGATAGAATTTCTATTTACATTTTAATTTAATTTAATTATATTTGTTTTTATAAATAATTCGAGTTACTGTATGAGATATGGATATGCATGTATTAATAAAACACTTAGAAGTAAAAATATTTTTACAAGTCGGACTTGTAAGTTAGCTAAATTTAGTAATTCAGATGGAGAAAAACATGTTTTAAATTTAGCATTACAAAATGTTAAAGATTTAAATACAATATTAGATTGGAATATACAAAATAATTTTAATTTCTTTAGAATAAGTTCTTCAATTTTACCATGGTATAAACTCGTACAAAAATATTATAAAAATATTGATGAATTAGTAATCCCAATTTTAGAACAATTAAAATTGGCAGGTGAAAAAATTATTAATAATAATATTAGAGTTTCATTTCACGCTGACCCTTATATTAGATTAGCAAGCAAAAATCCTAATGTTGTAAGTACATCAATTGAAAATTTAGAAATGTTAGGATGGATATTTGATGTGATGGGTTTAGATAGAAGTAAATTTTATAAAATTAATTTACATGTAGGTCTAAAATATAATCCATATGATGCTACTTTATTTATTAAACATTTTAAATATTTAAGTAATTCAGTTACTTCACGATTAACATTAGAAAACGATGATAGTATTAATATGTGGAATGTAAGTAAATTATATAATGATATATGTAGCAAGATTAATGTACCAATTGTGTATGACCATTTTCATAATACATTAGCTCCAGATACATTATATTCTACATTTAGCGATATATATAATAATTATATTATTCCAACATGGAATAACATTACACCCGTAATACATTATTCAAGTTCTAAAAAAATATGGGAAAATAATTTTTTCAAAAGAACGGCTCATGCAGATGGGATATGGGATTTTGATTATAATTTTTGGAAAGAGTTTAATGTTGATGTAATGTTTGAGTCTAAAGATAAAGAATTAAGTATTTTACGATTAAAAACAAACGGAGTATTACAATGATTAAATATGTTAAACAATATGTAAATTATATAATTTATATTTATACGATTATAATAACAGTTATATTTTTTATGAAAGATATTAAAAAACCCATGATTAAATATTATGATTATAAAGAAGTTTCAACTTCAATTGATGAGAGAATGAGATTACACATTCTTTCTTTAAATGAAAATGTTGTTTATATTTTAGAAGATTCTGTATCATATGGAATTAATGCACAACTATCTACATTAATGTTAAATAAAATTAAAGGTATAAATTGAAATTAATTAAAAACACTATATTATCCGCATTAATGTTAGTTAATACAAATAACAATATTAATACGTCTGATGTAAAGGTGTTTGATAATGCTCATCATAATATTATTATTTATCATTCAGCAATTAAATGGGCATCATATTATGATATCCCGGTTAAATATATGTTTAATGTATTAAAGTATGAAACGGGTTATTCTTTTACTAACGGTAAATATAATCCATATAGAATTTCTTCAGCAGGCGCATTAGGACCTGCACAAGTAATGTTATCAACTGCGCGATATATTTATGATAATGATGAGATTACCAAAGATGATTTATTATATAATATAGATTTTAATATAATGACTAGTGCAAAATTAATAAATAAATTATATAAATTATATGATGATTGGGAATTAGTATTTGGGGCATATAATACAGGTCGACCTATAATTAATTCATATGCAAAATTAATAGTAAAATAAAATAAAGAGGTTATTATGTTAAGTGCAGAACAAATATCAGACAATTATAATAAATTGATAAAATTTATTAATGTAAATTTTAAAGATGATAGGTTACAAAAATTATTAAAAATATATGATGAAGATTTTTCTGAGAGATTATTGATGGCTCCCGCTAGTGCTAAAGTATATTTTCATAGCGCATTCCCTGGTGGTTATGTACATCATGTATTAAATGTAATTGAAAATTCAATTTTAGTTTCGAAGTTATGGGAAGAAAGAGGAGAGATAAATAATTTTACAACTGAAGAATTACTATTCACCGCGCTAAATCACGACCTTGGAAAACTTGGAACAATTGATGAAGCTTATTATTTAGAAACTACAAATAAATGGAAAATTGAACATGGAGAAATGTATGAATTTAATGTTAATATAAATCCATATATGGAAGTCGCCGATAGGTCAATTTATACTTTACAATCATATGGAATTAAATTAACTCCTTATGAATTTTTATCGATTAAATTACACGACGGTTTATACGCAGAAGCTAATAAAGATTATTATGTAACTTATTCTGAATATAAACAATTAAAAACTAATTTACCATATATTATACATCAAGCCGATTTAATGGCTGCGCGCATTGAAGCAACACAATATAAAAATTATAAACAAAATATAAAAAATAAATCTAAGATTCCTGACAGATATGCTAATTTAATTTCAGAAGTTTTTAATGGGGTGAAATAATGTTATATTTTATAATCATATTAATATTATTATTGTTAAATTTTATATATCTTTATTATAGATATTATTCATTAGCTAAAAAAATAGCAGAAACTTATTATAATACAATATTACATGTAACATTTATATATGAAAAGATGAAACAAATTGATAAAGATGGCGCTTTTGCTTCAACTGATTCTGTCGGATATGTTTTTAAATTATTAAAAGAATTAGTTGATTCATTTGATATATACACTAAAGTTATTAATTCGAAAGAGGATAAAAATGTCGCGTAAAAAGAAAGATACTAATTATTTTAATTCTGATACTGAAACTGGTATAATAGAATATTTAAATGAATCATCACCATATAAAAGGGAACTAATTTATAAAAATAAATTAAAATATTCATTTGAAAAATTAGCAGAATATATTATTAATACTTATAAATTTCCATACTTAAATGAGACGTTAAAAAATAAAAAAGTTGAAGTAGTATCTCATATTGTACAAAACTTATCGAAATTTAATCCAGAAAAAGGTAAAGCATTTTCATATTTTTCTAAAGCTGCTAAAATGTATTTAATATTAAAAAATACAAATGCATATAATGAATTAAAGACTCAATATCAATTAGAGTCAACTGATTCTGATGATGCGGATTCTGTAAATTTATTAGATACAATACCGGATACGTCAACGACTGAGGTTGAATTTGATACTTCGGATTTTATAAAAGAATTAATTCATTTTTTTGATAAAAATATTCCTCATATATTTGATAGAGATGTAGATAAAAAGATTGCTTATGCAATTATACAAATTATGAGTAACTATAAAAATATTGAAACATTTAATAAAAAAGCATTATATTTAATGTTAAAAGATATGGTAAATGTAAATGCTACTTCTATAACACGAATATTTAATAAAATGAAATCAATGTATCCTAATTTAATTAGAGAATATAATTTATCGGGTACATTAAAATATTATGATTATGATAATAGAAATGATTGGATAAGATAAATACTTTATTTTTTTAGAAATCCGTTATTTATATATAATTAAACCTCACTTATATAAATAGCGGATTTTTTATGATTAATTTTGATGACATAGTTTTATTTGATAATAAAACATTTTCTGATGTATTGAGGGATATATATTCGAATAGTGTTACTAAAAGTTCATCTATTGAAAGTGTAATAAATCAATTAAAAGGATTAGTTAAAAATTCAAATGACGCAATATTAATCATTCCTTTAATTAGAGATTATTTAGATACATCAGTAAAAAATGATGAGCAATTAATTAAAATGGCTGCGGTCATACAAAGATTTTTTTCTGGGGCATCCAAACCTACTACAAATTCCGACTCTACTTCATTGTTAACAGAACAAGAAAAAACTGAATTGTTAAAAATGGCAAATGACATATCAAGCACATCAATAGATAATGATTTAAAAAAATTAAATAGTTCATATGAAAAACTCAGCAAGTAATATTAATTCTTTAAATGGTCTATCAAATATAGTAAGTACTAATAACTTGGCTAGTGTATTATCACAATTAAATAAAACTGATGTTAACTATCAAATAATATTAGGTTCTGTAATTGATATTATAGATTCTAACAAACATTCATTATATACGGAAGAGTCGGATATAGGTAGATTATTAGTAACTATTTTAGATTCAAGAAGTGGGAGTCGTAGTTTATTAGTATCTCCAATATCATATGATATTAATTATCCATATAAAGGAGAATTAGTATTACTATTATACATATATGATTCATATTATTATATTGGCATATTAAATATAGATAATAATGTTACTAATAATTTAGTTTCAATAAATAATGAAAAAATAGTAAATAAAAATTATAATAAGAAAGTTGAAATTAGACCAGGTGATAAAGTTATATATGGTAGATTAATTAATCATATTAAGTTTTCTGATGATTCATCTATTTACATTTCATCGGGTGAAAGTGGTAAAATTAATATTCAACCAAATAGTGTTTTTAAAAATGAAACTGATGTATATAAATCAATCATATGGTTAAATGATAATGTAGATAAAAAATTTGTACCATGTACAGCTAATAAATCGAATTATTTAAAATCTACAAAATCTTATACATCACAAATTAATAATTCTATTTTAATTTCATCTGATAAAATTATATTAAATTCTAATATTAATGAAGTTTCTATATTTTCTAATAAAGGAATATATTTAAATTCAAATGGGTATTTTGGTTTAGACGTAGTTAAAGATGTTAATATTACTACTAATAGTAATGTAAATTTCCAATGTGAAGAATTTAAGACTACATCAAAAAAAGTAATGTTAGGAAGTTCAGCAACCGAGCCATTGGTATTAGGAAATAAATTAGTTGAAATTTTAAATGAATTATTAGATGCAATTATAAAAGAAACACATGGCACTGGTACGGGACCATCGACACCTCCAATTAACAATGGAGATTTTATTAAAATAAAAACAAAACTTAGAACAATATTAAGTAAGAGTAATACGACTATATGATAGAATGGCAACAATTTACAGATTATATTTTAAAAAATACAAAATTTGATTCTGAATTTATTTATGTTAATAATATGACTTATGCAATAAATAAATTCATTTTATCAAAATGCACTGATATATTTAATAATAAATTAATTTATAAAATTGATGTATTGGATATATTTAAAATTAATTTTTATAATTATGTACATTCAAGTAAAATCAAAAATGAAAATAAATTAATAGAAGGTATAACGTTTTCATTGCATATGGTTTTTAAAAATGTACAAATTAATTTTATTAATGCGCCAGGTGTCGGAATTAGTAATAGCATAACATATTATGGTGCTATTAATAAATTAAAATTAAATTCAATGATAACAAATATTGAATATGCTAACATACTTACTAATATATTAAAACAATTTTTTTCTACTGTTAGTGGTGTATTAACATATACATTACCAAATGGAACGATTAGCACAACACAGTGGAACGGTTTAACCTAAACAATAAAAGGAGTTATTATGAATACCGAGTTATTACAGAAATTAATTGAATCTATAGTTATTAAAACTATTAAAAAATCAGAAGTGCTTAAATATATTATTGCAGAGGAAGTAGAATCACAGCTAAAATTATTATTAGTAGAAAATACAAAACAACATGCTGTTAAAAAACAAACATCTACTAAGCCACAAGTTCAACCTAATAAACCATTAAGTACTCACTTTAATAAATTAAAAGAAGATGCATTAAAATCATTAAAAGGAGAACCAATTGATATCCCTGGATATGCTGAAATAGAATTAGATTCTAATGATACTGCACCAAACGCATTAGGTTTAGATACATCTATGTTTATAAAAGATTATAGTTCTATGATGGATAAAATTAATAATGTTAAAATCACGGTATAATAATGCAACCAATTTCTATAAGTTATCCAATTAAAAAATCTAATGATGGATTTTTTGAACGTACATATACTTCAATTGATACATATGCCGCAAACATAAATATATTATTGCGCACTATGGAAGGAGAGCTACCATTTGACCCAGATTTTGGATTACCTATATTAAGTAAATTATTTAATCCTAATACGTCATCTCTTAAAGATTATATCGTTGATGTAATTAAACAGAAAATAAAAAAATACATTCCTGAAGTAATAATTAATGATATAACAGTTATAACGGATAATGAAAAACTTTCATTTAAGCTATTTATTTCTGTACCACAGGACCAATATAATATTTATGAAATTTCAATAGGTTTAAATTAAAATGCCAAATAATATAAAATATTTAAGTAAAGATTATGAATCTATAAAATCGGCTCTCGTTGATTTTACAAAATATAGTTTTCCTGAATACAAAGATTTTAATGAAGCTTCGGTTGGAATGATGTTCATTAAACAATTATCATATTTTGGAGATATGTTATCTTTTTATATTGATAATCAAATGTTAGAAACATTTCAAGATTATGCGCAATTACCATTTAATATTATTAATAATGCTAAGATGATGGGTTATAAACCTCGATTAGTAAGTGCATCACAAACACAATTGCAAGTTAGTCAATTAATACCAGCTAACCCATTAAATAATTGGGAACCTGATTATCGTTATGCTCTTAAAATAAATAATTTAGAAGCTAAAGCAGATACATATAATGTTAATTTTATATCAAATAGTAGTATAGATTTTTCATATCCAGATTCAATCGAAATATTTAGTAATGATGAGAGTAATTTACCAGCAACTTATATTTTAACTAAAAATGTAGATGCATTTTCTGGTATAATAAAACAATATGATTATAATATATCAACATCGGAAAAATATTTAAAAATAATTATACCTGATACTAATATATTAGCAATACAAAGCATCATAGATTCAAGTGGTAATGTTTGGTATGAAACTCCATATTTATCAAACGATTTAATTTTCGATACTATCTTAACAAAAGATGACCCGGTATTAAGCGAGTACAAAGATGATGTACCATTTTTATTAAGATATAAAAAAGTTACTAAAAGATTTGTTACAGGGTATGATGATTCTTTAAATTTTTATGTTCAATTTGGTGCTGGTACAAATCAATTTTCCGATGAAATATTATTACCAAACCCATCATTACAATATACTTATTTTACACAGCCAAGCGGCATAGGTGCGATATTAAATACTAGAACATTTGGAGAAGTACCATATAATACTACATTAACTATTAAATATATTAAAGGATATGAAAATGGAAATGTTCCAGCAAATTCTATTAAAACTATTTCAAATTCTGATATAATTTCAAATTATAATTTTACAGGTGAAGAACTGGATATATTTAACGGGATTAAATCTGGTATACAAATAACAAATATTACTTCTGCAATCGCGTCTATACAACCCGAAACTCCTGAAGAAATTAAATTAAATTCCAAGGCGTATTTTTCTGCACAAGATAGATGCGTAACAATACCTGATTATGAAGCAAGAATTTTATCAATGCCAGGTATATACGGAGGAGTTAAAAAAGTAAAAATATTAACTGATGCTAATACGTCGACACTTAATGCATATTGTTTAACATTAGATAGAAATAAAAATTTAACAAACATTAATGATGCTACTATCCATAATTTAATTAATTATTTAAATTATTATAGAATGGCATCTGATTCTATTAATATACAACATGCGTATATTATTAATATAGGTGTTAATTTTGAAATTATAGTTAAACCAAATATTATAAATAAAAATGAAGTATTATTAAATTGTATTTTAGAATTAAAAAAATATTTTAATATTGATAAATGGCAAATATCACAACCTATAATTTTAGCTGAGCTATATAATATATTAAATTCAGTTAACGGTGTTTTAACTACTACGTCAATAAATATTGAAAATAAATATGACCCTACTGGAGAATCGTATTCGTCTAATTATTATGACATTGCTGCTGCTTCTAATATAACGCCTGGTATCATTTATACACCAGCCGATCCTTCTATATTTGAAGTTAAAAATTTAAATACAGATATATATGGAAAAATAAAATAGAGAAATAATTATGTATGCACGATTTAATCTACAATATGATAATTACATTTTAAATCAATTGGAAAATTATAACTTTGGTTATAATGAAATATTATCAGTTGGTAAATATAAAATATTTGGAGATTCTTACGTAAAAAGATCTTTAATTAAATATGATGCAACTGCAGTTAATAATTTTATTATTAATAATAATATTAATGATTATGATTTATCGTTGCATATGACAGTTGCAACTTCAAGCTTGATGAATTATGATACTAATATAAATTTATATATGTTAAGTTCAAGTTGGACTGAAGGAAATGGCCACGAAGGAATGACATATATTGAAGGTTCAACTTGGAATTATAGAGCTGAAGAATATTATATGGAATGGGATAATCCGGGTGGTGATTATATTTTAAGTCATTCAGTATCAGCTTCATTAAATTATGATGATAGATATCCAGACATATCGTATGATATTAAAAATATACATTCTTTATATACAAGCGGTTCATATACTAATAATGGATTTTTATTAAAATTAGACGATTCATTAGAAGAATCCGTATTATCTCCAGGAGAAATAAAATTTTATTCTAGACATACGAATACTATTTATAAACCTACAATTAACATATCATGGGATGATTCATCGTATAATACCGGCTCAATGGAGTTAGTTAATTCATCCGATTTAATAATTTATTCAAATAATTTAAAAAATAAAGTTGATATTGAAAATTCTAATATTAGAATTAATTTAATAGTAAAACAATTATATCAACAAAAAACGTTTAATACCATAGCAAGTGGTTCAATTAAATATGCATTACCATCTACCGCTACTTATTCAATAATTGAAGCCGCTACAAATAAAATAATAATACCTCATTCTAGTTATTCAAAAATTTCATGTGATGGTAATAAAAATTATATAAATTTACATAATACGATGTTTAATAAAAAAAGAATATATAATTTATATATAAAAATAGATAATCATATATATGAAAGTGGGACATTATACACATGATTGAGCGTAATGATAATATGAATATAATTGCAATTAGTTCTCCTAAAAGAAAAGTAGATGCAATTTTAGAATTTGATTCAATGATATCGCATGAATATGATACTAATATTATTAATACAGATTTTACCGGTTTTGATGAATTATTAATATCACAATCAGTAAATGATGTTATAGTAGATGATAATAATTTATTATTATTATCAAGTTCATATGAAGCATTAAAATATGAATATGATTTGTATAAAAAACAACAATGTGAAGTTTTTTCAATTTTTAAATCTCAGCTTCCATATATATTTTCTTCTAGCTTAAATGTAAGTGAAGTCGGTTTACAATTATATGAATTAATTAATATGATGAATTTTCCAATATGTTCTGGAACATTTGCTCCAAATTCATTTGAATATAGTTTATTTATATTTGATGTTGATATACCGTTATTATATACGAATGATGAATTATATTTACAACCTGATTATAATAAAAATCAATATATGTATTTATCACCGGGCAGCTATATATTAGATACTGAAACGAATGTTAAATATACATTACCTTTAACTGAGCACTTTAATCCAGAACCTAAACATGAATTGTATATTAATTCTGGAAGTTATATACACATTTCAAAAGTATATAATAATGTAAAAAATAATGTAAACTTCGATTCAGGTATTGCTATTATTAATGATGAATTAAAAGTATCACGTACTTCGTTATATAATCCAATATATGCTCCAATACCTTTAAAGAGTGGAGAGTGGTGGAATTTACAACAAAGTATTATAGACGGTGTAACTGCTAGTAACACATGGAACTTTACTAAAATATTACCTAATAGTGCAAATGCATATTTAAAATTTAATGTAAATGTATCAACATATATTAATAATAATTTAGGATTATTAGATGGTAATGATATAACATCCGGTTCTAATGGTACATCTATAATAAGTGGTTCAACAATTAATACGCTTATTGATTTAAATGCCTTACAATATTCATCATTTACATCAAATGGATATAGTAGAATTTATAAAGATAACAAATATTATGAATTAGGTTTAGGAGAATATATATTAATTTCACCTAATAGTAAAATTCAATTTTTTCATGATTCTGAATTAAATAGTGAAGAAATTTTACCGGCATATGTTTCATATAATTTAACACCTCCAACTAAATTTTATAACCCAACATTTACGTTTAGTAATAAGATATTAATTAACAATGGTTATATAGGATTATATAATGATAAATTTGAGTATGAAATTTATAAATTAGACTATCCAATTGAACTTATAATAAACGATAATGTAAAATTAAAATCACCATATGATACTTCTTATAAAAATGATGATACGTGGATAGTAACTAAATTATCAAATAAATCGTTAGATTCTGTAATTGAATGGAAAGTCGACAATGAATAAAAATGTTAAAATTAAATATGATAAGAATTATGATATTAAGTTTATAAATGATAATGCTGTATCGATTTTTATAAATGCAAATATTGAGAGTGATGAATTATCTATATATTATAATTTAAATTCTTCATTAATAGATTTAATTAATAATTCAGTTATAACATTAACCGATGATACTTTTAACATTGATATATTAAAACATTTAAATTCATTAGGTTTATATAATGGCGTTTTTAATATTAAATATAAAGTATATATTCAATTAGATAATCTTACTATAGCTGATATAGCAACAAGTCGTACAGAAATTAAATGTTTATATAATAATTTATTTGATTTAGATTTATCATCTACATTTATTAATGTTAATGACGAAGATTTATTATTAATAAATTATAAATATTTAAATAATTTTTTATATTTAAAAACTATAGACCCAGTTAGTCAAACTAGCGTTTCAGGAGATTCTATAATATTAATTAATAAATTATTTAATGATTTTATTGATGTTATAGAATTAGTAACTTATGAAGAACCTTCATATATTAAAAATGAATTAAAATTATCAAGCCCAGAAATAATTATTAATAATAGTAAGTATTATAATTATAATGAATTATCTTCGTATGATAATACCACAGCAAATGAATTTTTATTGGGCAGTGCTAATAATACTTCATTTTATGGAATTGATTTAAATATAGATTATACATCGTTTAGTAATTTTATAAAATTTAGTACAATAACATATAGATTAGAAATATTCAAAAATAAATTAAAAGCCTATGAATATTATAATGATGCATTAAATAATTTAACTAGTAGTTCAGTTTATAAAGATAATATTGTTACAGAATTAATAAATATTAAATCTTCGTTTGACGGGTATGAAAAATATCTATTTTATAATAGTGGTTCAATGTCATGGCCTAAAACTAATACAACTAAACCATATACATTATATTCAGTATATGATAATGAATCAATTGAGTGGTTTCAAACAATGTATGATTTAGCATTAGATTATGATAGAGAAAATGTTAATAATATATTAAATGTAATACCTTCATTAATTAGAATGGATTCTAATAATAATGAATTTATTAAATTTATAAACATGGCAGGCGTATATTTAGATAACTTAAATTTATATATTAAAAATATAACTAATATTAGACAGACATCCTACGATATGAAAACGGGTGCACCTAAAGATTTAATAATTGATATGTTAAATAATTATAATTTTAAGATAGATAGTGTATATGCATTAAAAACAATGGCAGAATATTTTTATGAGAATCAACAATGAATTATAATTTAAAAGATATTAATTTAGAAATATGGAATAGATTATTAAATGATATCCCATATCTATGGAAAAGTAAAGGTACCATTCGTTCAATTAGGTCATTAATTAATTGTTATGGTATACCGTCTACGATGTTAGATGTAAAAGAATATTCTTCTATAAATTCTGGGAATTATGATTTATATAAAAATTATTCAATTATTGATAGGTTTTTATATTCATTAAAGTTTACAGGTGGTCAATATTTTTCATTGCCATGGCAAGAAATTATAGATGGAGATAATGTTATTAGGCCAGGTGCGATTGAATTTACTTTTAATACTAACGCTCCTCAATCATCTAATATATTATATTTGTATGATGGAGATAATTACATTTCAATTGATTTAAATTTTATTGACTCTACTACTAGTACTATTATTTTATCAAGCCGATATAATTCAATTGATTATGAATCAGAATCAGATTCTTATAATTTCATTGATAATAAACCTATACATATTGCATTATTATATAATTATGATACAGGAAAATTAGAATGTAAAGTATCAAAACTATTAGAATCTAATAATATATATTCTCAAACATTAGATATTACCATGTCATCTGAAGCATGGACTACTACAACAATTTTAAAAATTGGCCAGAGCTATGTTGGTACATTATTTGAATTTAGATTATGGAAATATTATTTACAATCATATGTAATCGAGGACCATGTAAAGAATCCACAATCAGTTGTAGGAAATGATTATACTAGTTCATATGATGAATTATTAATTCATTATACATTTAATGACCCAATGAATCATTATTCTACAAGTCCACATGTAATAAAAAATTTGGCTAAACATATATTAGCAGACGCTTCTTTAATTGGCACTGTTATTGATGAAGATTGGTTTTTATTAATTGTTAATAATATAATTGCTACATTATCGCCGCTTGATAAAATACAATGTTGGTTACCGGGTGCCGAAGATTATATATTAAGTACTGAATTCGGCGAGTATATATTAACTGATAGCGATTTAGAATTATTCGTAGATTTAGATACATCTTTAATATTATCATATCTAAACTTAGATTTTTTAGTTTCAAAAACTGATATTATATCTTATTTATTAAATTATATATATCCAGGATATCCAATATTTTATGGATTTGAAAATGAAACTACATTTCCATATAATTATCAATCATTATATGTTAGTAGTATTGTTAATAGTATCAATACCGGCGTTTATACAGCAAGCACTAATAAAATAAGATATAATGAAAATTGGTTACCATCTGGTTCAATATTAAATCCATACACGCGAGTTGAAACTTCAAATTATAAAGATATAAAAGATCCTAAGTTAATTGGTATTTATTTATCTCCTACTAATTTAATAAATGATGATATAGTTAATAGGTTTGGATTTATTAACATTAGTGACATCATGGGTGACCCAAGAGATAAGTATAATTATGAATATTCAACTATAACTGATTTATCAAATTTATATTGGGCAAATAATAAAATTAAACCTTCATTTAATGAATACATATCATATTTAACACAATATGATTTAAAAGGTTTATTTAATAGTATTAAAAATTTATTACCGGCTCGTAATACAAATATATTAGGTGTATTATATGAACCAACATTATTTGAAAGATATAAAACTAAAACTTATAAACCGTCTAGTGAAATTAAATCTATAACTAGCAATATCATTAATGAATCACAGCCTGAAGTTACTAGTACATATAATAATGTAATAAGTAATATTAATTATGCTGAATTATATAGCATATATTGTGATAATTTTAATACAACTAATATT